TTGCAGCCTGCGCGCTGTTGCGTGCGGCAATCTCTTCCGCCGTCAGGTCTCTAACAGACCAGACTTGAGACCACCTCTGCGCGTCTGTGTCGAACACAGGTGTTTGCTCTTCCAGTACCTGTTCGTCTGCCACGGCGGGCGGTGTTGAGAAAAACACGCGCTGCATACCAAACTCTGCCAACAAGGCATCGCTAGGGGTTTTTGGGAAACTGGTATTAGGGTTAGCCTTTTTTAGTTGGGCAATGTTGTACGGATACTGCCCAACTGCTCCGTTCTCAATAAGAGCTTGCATGACTAACCCACCTGTTGCTTGAGTACCGTCAACATGATCTGCGCCTTCTTCTGCTCCAGCTTCTCGGACGTCATAAGTGTGCGAAGCTGATCGGCAAATCCCGACAATATGGCCCGGTCATCATCCGACATTTTGGAGATTTCCTCCAGCGCCATGCGGTAGTTGTCGATGTTGATTTGGTAGTGCATGACCTCTTGGACGCGGGCATCGAGAGATGACTTCAGGATTTCTTCGCGCGTCTGGGGTTCTACTTTGTTGTCCATTTTAGGTTGCCTCTTTAGGAGATGATTTGTGCAAAAGAAACGTCGTTTCCGGTGAATGGCGGAAGAGTGGCAGGATTGCTATATTTGGTTCCAAAGCCTGACCCTGACCAAGGGTAGGTTGATACATTAGGTGAACTGCTGTGAGCTATTGCAATAGCAGAGCCGTCTGGAGAGAAGGCCACGTCGTTTCCGGTGGATGCCGGAAGGGTAGCGGGGTTGCTGTACTTCGTCCCGAAACCCGACCCAGACCAAGGGTAGGCGGAGATAAACGGGGTGTTATTGTGAGCTATTGCAATAGCAGAGCCGTCTGGAGAGAAGGCTACGCCGTTTCCGGTGGATGCCGGAAGGGTAGCGGGGTTGCTGTACTTCGTTCCAAACCCAGAACCTGACCAAGGGTAGGCCGAGACAAACGGGGTGGTGGTGTGAGCTATTGCAATCGCAGAGCCGTCTGGAGAAAAGGCCACGCCGTTTCCGGTGGATGCCGGAAGTGTAGCGGGGTTGCTGTACTTCGTCCCGAAAGCCGACCCGGACCAAGGGTAGGCCGATACGAAAGGTGTAGTGACGTGACCCACAGCTATCGCAGAGCCGTCAGGGGAGAAGGCTACGCTTTGTCCGTTGCCTGGCGGAAGGGTAGCGGGGTCGGCATACTTCGTTCCAAACCCTGACCCGGACCACGGGTAGGTTGATACATTAGGTGAACTGCCGTGAGCTATTGCAATAGCAGAGCCGTCTGGAGAAAAGGCCACGCCGTTTCCGGTGGATGCCGGAAGGGTGGCGGGGTCGCTGTACTTCGTCCCGAAACCCGACCCAGACCACGGGTAGGCGGAGACATATGGGGAGTTGTTGTGAGCTACCGCAATAGACTGCGCATACACAGGATCGCCGACGGTGCTCCACGCTACGCCACGTCCGCTGCCTGCTCCTGCGAAGGAGGGGTCGGCATACTTCGTTCCAAATCCAGAGCCTGACCAAGGGTAGGCGGAGATAAACGGGGAAGTGGCTTGAGCTACTGCAATAGCAGAGCCGTCTGGAGAAAAGGCTACGCCACGTACGTTGCCTGCCGGAAGAGTGGCGGGGTCGGCATACTTCGTACCAAAACCAGAACCCGACCATGGATACGCTGATACGCCAGGTGAAGAAATGGCAGCTATCGCAATAGCAGAGCCGTCTGGAGAAAAGGCTACGCCACGTACGCTGCCTGCCGGAAGAGTGGCGGGGTCGGCATACTTCGTTCCAAAGCCTGACCCTGACCAAGGGTAGGCGGAGACATATGGGGAGGTGGTCTCATAACCTACTGCAATCGCAGAGCTGTCTGGAGAAAAGGCTACGCTAAATGCGTTGTCTGCTGGAAGAGTGGCGGGGTTGGCATACTTCGTTCCAAACCCAGAACCTGACCAAGGGTAGGCTGATACAAAAGGTGAAGTGTCGTGAGCCACAGCTATCGCAGAGCCGTCTGGAGAAAAGGCCACGCCGTATCCGTTTCCGGTAGGAAGTGTAGCGGGGTTGCTGTACTTCGTTCCGAAACCAGAACCTGACCAAGGGTAGGCGGAGACATATGGGGAGCTGACGTGGCTTACTGCAATGGCGGAGCCGTCTCGAGAGAAGGCTACGCCATATCCGGTGGCTGCCGGAAGGGTGGCGGGGTCGCTGTACTTCGTTCCGAAACCAGAACCTGACCAGGGGTAGGCGGAGACACATGGGGAGGTAGCGTGAGCCACAGCTATCGCAGAGCCGTCTCGAGAGAAGGCCACGCCCTCTCCGGTGCCTGTCGGAAGGGTGGCGGGGTTGCTGTACTTCCCCCTAAACCCGCTTGACCCCCACGAATATACATCGATATACGGGGAGCCGGTGCCAGTTAGTGCCAAGGCTCTAGGCGTCAGGTCTACAGCGGCTGTCGCGGCGCGTACTTTTGTCCCTAGCATTACGCGTCCCCTACGCGAGCGCCATAAAGAACCGCACTGACCTTCCACAACTGAATTACGGTATATCCGGTTGTGTTTAGCGTTGGAGCCACTCCACCATCGGTCTTCCAAGTCACGCTAGGCCACGTAATCGCATAGGCTGAGCCATCATCTATCAACAGCGTTATAGACTGACCGGACGCAAAGCCCGTCGCCGTTGGACTGCGACTTGCGCCAAGCGTCCACACTTGAACAGTGCCATTGGACGGGTCGAGATCGACAGACGCGCTGTCAGTAATGGTGAACACGTCTTCAGTGTAGTCCCCATCAAAGACCATATTCGTTAGCGTTTTGTTGGTCAGCGTCTCTGTACCAGCCAAGGTGCTTAGAGTTCCCGTCGTGGGAAAGGTGACGTTGGTGGCGGCGGTTAGCGTTCGCGTGTAAGCAAAGTTACCAGCGCCTGTAACGGTCATCGCCGCATTGTTTACTACGCCCGTCCCGCCGCTGGCAGCAGCAAGAGTGCCCGCCAGCGTCACGACGCCAGTAGTAATGGAACTCGGAGTAAATCCGGTTGTGCCCGCACTGAAGCTTGACACACCAGATGCGGCAGGAGCAGTTGATGCCCACGTTGTCCCGTTGCTGGTCAGCACGTTACCGTTGGTGCTGGGGGCTACAAATAACGGGGCACTGGTGCCGTTGCCCAATAGGACGTTGTTAGCCGTCAGGGTGGCAGCGCCCGTGCCGCCCTTGGTCGGATCGAGGACGCCGGTAGAACCTGCGCCGGGGGCAAGGTTGGAGAGATTGCGCGGTATTGTCATGGTGCTACCTCTTAGCCTTTATTAATTGATGGCGGCCAGACAGGCATATCCCACGTCTTGTCCCCGCCACCAACGTAGGTCGGTACATCATCTTTAAGCCAGTTCTTCATCGTCATCCAGCGGCCACCCAGCAATTCGCTCTTTGTTGCGATGTGTGTCCTAATCTCATCGTCTGACTTGCCGTCCGCAATAGCCTCGGCAAAAAACTTTCTCTTGCTGCACTTGAAGCATATGCCGCAGGGTTCTAATGCTGGGCTGTTGCAAGAGCGTGTCAAAGCGAACAACGCAGTAGGCATTTCCCGTGTAGCCATGCCTTGATGATAGCCCATATCAAGCAGCATAAAGCTAAGTTGCCCGCGTGTTGCGTTCTCCGAAAACCTGTCTCTAGCAGCCAACGCTCCCGGCGCACGAGCGGTAATCGTACCGCCGTTAGAGAAGCCATCGTTCTCCCGCTCTGTCGTTACAACGACCTTGTCCGCAGTGTTTGCGTTGATCTTGCCGATTGCCCAATCAACAATGACTGTCTGCGGGTTGTTAGGATATCCTATTCCCCGCGTTAGGACAGAAGCGTCGATGTTGACCTCTGCAAGGGTGCAGGGACGTACATTAGTCGAAAGCCACTCAACAATGGTGCGGACGCGGGTAAGCCGCTCCCCATTGGGTTGACCACTGTTGAAACTGCGAACGTCGAACTTTGTTTTGATCGGCGTCGTCAGGTCATCTGTGTTGAGAAGAACAACAATTACCTCGTCGTCCGTGCCGGACAGCAATTTCCAAAGCGCGTAGGTAGAGTCCAACCCGCCGGAGTTTCCAATGATTGTTCTCATACCGCACCTTGATTAATAATGGCATCCCACTCTTGGTTTTCCTCATCCCAAACAAGGGTATAAATGTCTGGAACAGACGGTTTGGATACAGGCGAAACCCAATTTGCTGTTGCCGTGTCAAAAGTCCAAGATGGATACGGCTGCGGCTCGACAAACACGTCCAATGGCTCAAAGTATAAGTAACCCGCCCCAGCATAATTCCTGCGAATTGTTCTGTTGTAGCTGGTCTTCTTCCATGTTCCTGATTGAAATAATTCAAGACACCGCGCAATCCCTAACTGCTCTTGTTCAACGCCATCCGCATCAAGAAGATCAGCATTGTTAATTGCGACAACTTGCAAAACTATGCTGGCTTCGTTTAATTCAGCGAAATAAGCCATTACTGAAACTTCCATGAGATTATAATAATGCCGGTGCTGCCGTTTCCCGGGTCTCCCGAACCAGCGGAATAGCAGCCACCGCCGCCAGCGCCCTTGTTAATTACTCCATTCGTTCCAGCATAACTGAACGAACTTCCGCCCGCTCCTCCACCTCCAGAGCCTCCCGCCCCAGCAACACTCAGGCCGTACCCGCCGCCGCCGCCTGCATAAACAACAGAAGAGCCGGATATAGTGGAAGTTATTCCCGCCCCGCCACTACCGCCAATACTGCCAGCTAAAATACCGTCTCCGCCAGCAGCGTTTTTCCCACCGCCGCCGCCACCGGCTTGATCATTTTTGACGCTATTGCCCTGACCACCGTTATTTCCTTCACCAACGACGCCCTGACCAGACGGTGGGCTCGTAGGGGCGTTGCCGCCTCCAGAACCTCCATTATTGCCTCTTTGACCAGCGCCGCCACCACCACCGCCGCCTGTTGTTGTAACTAATGCGCCAAACGAAGAAGCACCGCCGTTAGACCCAATAGTGGAAGGACCAGAGTTCCCCGTTCCAGCAGCACCGCCTCCTCCAACGGTTATGGTATAGGCTATAGCTGTTACGGACTGTGTGAATGCGGTATTTTCTTTTGCCCCGCCCGCTCCACCGCCTCCGCCACTAGCATCCCCACCACCACCGCCTCCTGCAATGACAAGGTAGCTAACTTTAGACCCATAGGTTGCATCAGTCCCCAGTGAGTTTACAGTCAACGAACCGGAGCCCGTAAATGTTGCAACTTTATAATTGCCGTTCGTTGTGACTGTTGCGCCAGAAGTACTAACATCCATAAAAGGTAGACCAAACGACCGCTGATTTTGAAAAACAGCTTGTAGTGCGCCGCTCATGTGAGGCCACTCCCTGAAATCAACCAGGTTGTTGCAGTCATTTTAATCGCAGTTGCTGAGCCATACTGAGCAAGACTGCGTGAGCCTGTCGTACCAGCAGAACTCAAGTACATTGTGTCTGTAGTGATGGCAATCGTCACCACCTGAGATGTCATGTTTACGAACGCGATTGCCGTGCCGATTGTATACGCGACAGAGCTGTTCGCGGGGATAGTGTATGTCCTCGCATTGGCGTCGGTTGATGGGTGAAAAATGTGCAAGCCCGCGTCTGCCAGAACCAACGTGTATGCCGCTGACTGAGAGTTTTGCGGAATGTTTAAGAACCCAACCTTGTCAGTTCCATCTGCTGTGCAAGAAGTAAGATTGCCTGATGCTGGTGTGCCCAGGGCCGGGGTCGTTAGTGTTGGTGAAGTCAGAGTTTTGTTCGTGAGTGTCTGCGTATCTGTCGTGCCGACGATATCGCCAGACGGGGTGGTCTTCGATGTGTCCCAGGCCGTGCCTGTAGAGACAGCAACGCCCGTCGAGGGATAGGTGGTTGGCCCTGTCGGCCCGGTGGGTCCAGTGGGGCCCGTAGGTCCATTGGTTCCCGCAGACCCGGTAGGTCCAGTCGCTCCTAGATTACCAACAACAAGAGCAATGAACTCTACGATATCGCCAGACGTGCACCCTGTAGCCAGAACAACGTCGGTCCCGGTTGTTGCAGTGTAATCTACGTCGTTAAGCAATACACCGTTCACAAACACTTGGATGTTTGGCGGAGTGTATGCGACGGAGAATGTCGTTTGAGCCGCCGTGGCAGTATAGCTAGTGCGGTTATATGCGGCCGTGCCTGTCGGCCCTGTTGGACCTGTCAAGCCGGTCGGACCAGTTGGGCCCGTGGGTCCAGCCACGGTTGAGTTAGCGCCTGTTGGACCAGTTGGGCCCGTGGGTCCAGCCACGGTCGAGTTAGCGCCTGTCGGACCAGTTGGGCCGGTGGGCCCTGTGTCCCCTGTTGGACCAGTTGGGCCGGTGGGCCCTGTGTCCCCTGTCGGACCAGTTGGGCCGGTGGGCCCTGTGTCCCCTGTTGGACCAGTTGGGCCGGTGGGCCCTGTGTCCCCTGTTGGACCAGTTGGGCCGGTGGGCCCTGTGTCCCCTGTTGGACCAGTCGGGCCGGTGGGCCCAGCCACAGTCGAGTTAGCGCCTGTAGGTCCAGTCGGCCCAGTGGGCCCCGTCGCGCCGGCTGTGCCGGTAGGCCCCGTCGGCCCAGTGGGGCCTGCCACCGTAGTGATAGGTCCATTGTCAACCCAGGTGGAGCCGTTCCAAACCCATAGATGACTGGTGTCGAGCGTAACGTAGGCGTCGCCCACGGCGCCGCCGTAACTTGACGGATATCCGGGCAGAGCGGTCGACGTTGACACGGTGCCCAGGTAGGTAATGCCTGCGCCAGCAGAGCCTGTGGCTCCGGTTGGGCCTGTCGGCCCAGCCACAGTTGAGTTAGCGCCTGTAGCACCCGTTGGGCCTGTTGGGCCTGTCGGGCCTGTCAAGCCTGTTGGACCCGTAGGCCCAGCCACAGTTGAGTTAGCGCCTGTTGCACCCGTTGGGCCTGTCGGACCCGTAGGCCCAGCCACAGTTGAGTTAGCGCCTGTTGCACCCGTTGGGCCCGTCGGGCCCGTCGGACCCGTAGGCCCAGCCACAGTTGAGTTAGCGCCTGTTGCACCCGTTGGGCCCGTTGGGCCAGAAGTTCCCGCTCCCCCCGTTGGGCCTATTGGGCCAGCAATGTTAACCCATTGCCCACCATCAATGTCGACATACCAAGCATACAGCAGGCCATCCGAACTGTTAAACCAGAGGGTGCCGTCGACGGGGCCGGAGGGCGCACTCGGCGCAACGTAGGTTGCTTGTGTTAGCCCCGTTGGTCCTGTTGGGCCTGTTGGGCCTGTTGGGCCTGTGGGACCAGTGGGGCCAGACACGCCAGTTGGACCCGTAGGACCAGTGGGGCCAGACACGCCAGTTGGACCAATAGGGCCACCGCTGGGACCAGTGGGGCCAGACACGCCAGTTGGACCCGTAGGACCAGTTGGTCCGGTTGGGCCCCCGAGATTTGCAATCTGTTGAGAAGTAAGGCGAACCGAGACGCCAGCCTGAACAGCCTCAAGTTGCTCCTGCCCGCTAAGGGCGATGGCAGCAGGCAAATTTGGGATCTGCTTGAAGGCCATGTCACACCAATTCTATTTTTCCGCTTTTCGCATTCAGCATACCATAAAGCTTACTTGCGTTAAATTATAGCGGGCCTGTTTCTGGAACTTCATCGAAACCACGGGGTAAGCCGGGGTCATTGTCTCCGGGTGCGTTCGGGTCTGTGCCCGGCTCCTCGTTCAAACTGGGAGCCGGAGCGCCAGTAGATTGCGTAACACGCGGATCGTCGTTTTCAGTTGTGCGGGTATCACCGCCTGGAACAGGTATGCCAGTCGCGGAATTGACAGTGTTAAAACCGGAAATCTGGCGATAGTCTGTTGAATTTTGCAAGAATGGTTCTGTACGTGGATTTACGACTGGCACAGGATCTGCCGCTATCACAATGGCGCGAAGCTGTTCCTGGGGCGTGTCGCAGCACCTCTTGCACACAAGGATGCGTCGGTTGATGAGCGAGGCTCCCGCCCAATCGTACTGCCAGTTTAGATCGACATGATTATAGCGAAACGCACACCTGTCGCATATCGCGTGCGCTTGCGGGCTCTTTGAACTTGTTTTGGCTCTGCCGGCTTGGCTGGCGTAGGCCATCAGTTTCTCCAGTAACCGCTAAGCTGCGGCGAAATGTAAAAACTTGCCGTCTCGACATTCTGGTCTGCGGCAACAGTGTACGCCTCATCAGCAAGAGGCTTTAATATCTGGACCTTTTCAGGCACCCAAATGAGAGCAAGTCGCTGCGCTAGGCCATACGCCGCCGCCTCCAACCACAGGTAGGGCAAGTTCACCGTCTGGCCATTCTGCAGCCCAGCGTCCTCAAGGCGAACAAGGCGATAATACTTTAAGTCTTGCGGGCCTTCGTCGGTGTCGGGAACAGGCCACAAGGTGACATTTGGTGAGATCTGTCGATCAAACCAAAATACCGTGGGGTAGCCCTGCTGGTCCTTGTTTGGGTAGCTCGCGTATTCGGTGCGTGAGACTGGCAAGATAATACGGTCAATAAGCGCGCCGCTGCTATTGTTCGTGACGTAAGCGTCAAGCATCGTCACCGTATTGCTGTCGACCGAATAAGTCGCCTGCCCACTAACCAATGGCGTCGTAACAAGGTCAACTTTCCAGAGATTGACGCCTTTATTGCTCCACGTCGCAAGCATCATGTTGGTCGCCATGCGGGCGGCCTCCATATGCTCCTGCAACAGTGACGTATTCCTAATCCCAATCAAATTGTAAGCGTAAAGTGTCAGCTCGCCAATCGAGGGATCAAATGAATAAGTACCGGACGTCGTCATGAGGCTCCCCCGATCACAGAGGAGCGTTGCTGAACTGCGAAATTGCCATGGTCGTCGAGCCAGCGCCGGCCGTCTGCTTGATGCGGACGAAGATCGGCGTTGCAACAAGAATACCTTGCGCGCTGGCGGTCTCGGCGACCACGGCGCTGTCGGCGCAATCAACCCAAGTCATACTGTTCTCGGCAACGGGGTCCGTTGGATCATTCGGATCATCCATGCTGGTCTCGACCGTGTAGGTCGCTGAACCAGTCACATTGACCTGAATAATCGACTGTGCGTTGGCCCAACTGTCCATACGCACAAGGCGGCTGTAAGTCGTGCCGCCAGAGGCATCCGTTGTTGAAACCCTAATTGGCTGCATTTTACTTACCTTTCTTACGAACCCGCGACGCGGCGACATTATCAACTAAGTTCGGATAAGGGCGTCCCGCCGCTCTAGCCTTTGCCTTTGCTGACTGAACCTGTTTGCGGTTCATACTACGCGATTTTACATCTTCTGGCGCGTCTTTTTCCCAAAATGCTTTTTTGGCCATGTCAACAATCCCACTTTCGGAGCGCCTTGTTAATTCGGCTGTTCGGGTCAGCAGCCGTAGCAGAGCCGGTTAGCTTGCGCTTCATGCCGGTCATCCGCGCGCAAAAGCTGCTCTTGCGCGAACCGCCTTCAGGCTGCGGGCGCTTGAGGTTCATACCTTGCGCCTTCGCGGACCTGCGGCCAGCCTCATTCAATCCGCCGGAGGGCGACTTGCCTTCCTTGCGTTGCCAAGCCGGAGACTTCGCCATTACACCCTCCACGCGAGTGCGGGGGCTCAAGGCCCCCGCTCCAATCACTAAACCCCTAAGATGAGGGGATATAAGGGGTTAGCAATTGGAAGCTTTGCCACGCGGCGTGCCAGAAGACGCCGAAGACATAACGGAGCCGCCAGACTTGCGCGCGGGGCGCTCGCCCTTGGCTGCAGACGACATTACCTTCTTGGACATGCCGCCGTCAGCGTAGCCGCCGTGCATCTTCTTGGCCATGCCGCCGTGCATCTTCTTGGCCATGCCGCCCTTTTTAAACCCATCAGTCTTGTCATTAGCTTCGGAAAAGTCACCAGCGCCGCTCTTGGCCCCGACCTTACCCGGTGTACGATATGCACCCATGAGAACCTCCTATTAAGCGTTTTCCGCCTGAAGATAACGAACAATCAGGTCGCTGACGCCCGCACCAGTGTTTGCCGACAGCGCGTAGATAATGACATCAGACGTACCGACGTTTGACCACTTGAGTGTTCGGGTTGCGTCCGTACCCGGATTGCCAGAGGCGAGCCCAATTGCGACAAGGCTCAATGCAGAGACCAACTCCGTCGAAGTTGCGCTCGTACCGATGCTGATCGTCTCCGCCGCGCCCGTGAAGGCGACACTGGTTAGAAATTGGATGTTCAGAATGTGGCTGTTTGCCGGGATGACAATGGCGGTGGCAAGGGCCGTAGTGTGGGTGGTAGCCTGCGTGATTGCAACGGTCTGCGCCATCTCAACGAAGCCGACATTCTTGATAGTACCGGCGGTTGTGCCGGTCGTATTCAAAACATCGCCGGCCTTGATGGGGCCAGTAAATGTAGTAGTGCTCATCTGAGCCTCCTGCACGATAAGATCACGCCGTCTGTGCAGCGTCCGCTAGGCCGGTCTGCGTGATCGTTTACCTAGAAAAAAGGCGGGGATTGCTCCCCGCCCGTTAGCATCAGGTCGGGAACGAACCGAAGATCGAACGGAAATTGTAGTAACCGAACGAGTAACGCTCGTAACCCTTGACCAGCAAGTTGTCCGTAACGAAGTCGACCTGCATGTCCGTTTCAAACCCAACACGGCTCATGTACGAGAGACCGTCGATGTTGGTGAGAAGGAACCAAGCCTTCGCCGACGTCAGGTAGTCGTTGACCATGTAACCTTCAGGCAAGCCGCCTGCGGTCATCATGATCGCATTGACATCATTATCGGCAGTACCTGGACGCAATTCCGTCTTCGTCAGGCGGATGGCGACGGGCTCGAGAGCGGGCGGCACAACGAGGCGACGACCACGCGCGAACACCTTGAGACCAGCTTGGTCCTTGAAGTTCGTGCGGATGGAGATCATGCCGTTGAGCAGCGTGCTTTCGTTCAGGTCGACGTCGGTCGTGGGACGATTAGCAATCGTGCCACCATCTATTGGGTGAGACGTCGAGCACAGGGCCACGCCGTCACCGCCAATTGAGGCGTTGTAGGTCGTTGCCGTGTTCAGGACGTTCGAACCGTAGATCTCTTTCGTCTGCTGGAAGCTTTCGATGAGACCGAGGTTCGACGGCGCAAACTGGCTCTTGTAGAGGTTGTCGTCGATGGCTTTGCGAGTAATCGCGTAGCCAAGGCCGATCTCAACATGCTCCTGATTGTAGATGTAACGCTCGCCAGCGCCGTTATCAAACGCCGTCTGGCCGCCTTCCGTCTTCAACTGAGCAAAGCCGAGGAACCGCATTTCGGCGGTGCGCTCGAGAGCCATTTTCGAGTCGTGCTTTGTGAAGATCTTGTCGTACTGCGACGGGATCTGCTCGTACTTGCCTTCTATGCCACGGAGACCGGGCAGAAGAAGGTCTTTAATTGCTGAGAGATTAACAGCCATAATACCTTACTCCTTAAATACCAGTCTGGTTCTTCGTGGTCACGTTATTGAACGCCACAATCACATAGTTGGATGTGGCAAGTTCAGTACCGTTCGATCCGGGGGGATCGGTCACGAGAGAAACGATGCGGAAGGGAAGAGTTGCGGTGGTCGGCCCAATATCCGAAACAGTTGCGGCAGAAATACCATTTGCGGTATTGCCCGTACCAATCGTATAGCCAGCCGTTGCGCCTACGCCAGCCTGTGTAATGCCACCAGAGATGGAAGAAACAGCCTGAACAAGGAACTTGGCATTTGGGTCATTGATGATGTAGCCGTAAACAATGCTGGAGGCTCCAACGTCGCTGCCGGGCCAATAGTTGGACCAAACCGTCCGCTTCTGCGACACGGAGAGGTACTTACAACCAACAAAGATGCCAGCAATACCCGCAGCCGCAGTCGTGCCGTCGCCTTGAATAACGAGGCCATTGGCGTCGGGCTCTACGGGGTCGCCAAAGAAGATGTTTGTAGCGTTATAGGCAATCTGGACTTCGACCTGTTCATAAGTCGGGGCGGAACCAGTGCCGCTGTACTGACGAAAACCGAAAGGCGCATTAACATTGGCCATGACGGGGTCTCCTTTTTACGGGAAGCTCCGTCACCTCACACCGGGGAGGCTAGGAAGCGGGACAAGTTCAGCTCTCCACACCGGGGGAGAACAGGCCACAGGCCTTAGAGTAAGCATAATACGGATAAGAAAACAAAAGTAAAGGGCCACCCGAAGGTGGCCCCCAAGTCTTATGAATACTGGCAAGAAAAAGCTATTCTGGAATGTCTACTGGTGAGTAGCCTTTCTTAATCTTTGGGGCAACGCGCGGATCATTGCGGCTCATGGTGCCGTCTGGGGTCGCGGAGAGCTGCTGCTCTTTCACCCTGACCTGCTGGCGGGCGCGCCGAAGTTCAATGCTACGCATTTCCTCTGTAATATCGGTGGGGCGCTCCATCAACACCATCCCCTTGCGCTCAATGGTGTTTTTGGTCCATGTCACTGGCATCATTGCACGGTGAGATGGGCATCTGTCGACCGGCACCGCCTCCCAGCCCTCGCGAGCAAGCTGCACGGTATAGGCCGGATCTTCCTGATTGTAGATCGTGTGACGCTTCCATTCGTAGGTCCACATGTCCGGGATCATTTGCGAGGGAACAAAGAACTCGTCTGTGCCCTCGTCCAGATTGCCAATATGATCGCGGATCTGCGCTGTGCGCCGCGTGGCGCGTTCACGGGGGTCTTCCGCCTTGGGGTTAACCCGAAGGGGCGGACGCTCAACATTTCCTTCAGCTATGTCGGAAACTGTCTTCTGAAAGCTGCTAGTCTTAGGCATTGTATTTCTCCAAAAAATTAGAGCCTGCCTTCTTTCTGAAGGAGCTGCTTGTTGAGGGCGTATTCTACTTCCGTCATACCAAGGTCGCGGGCAGTCTCGCGCTCCGCGAGCGACAATTTACCCTCATTTGGCCGCTGACCATTGGCCGTACCTGCTCGAGTTACAGGAGCCGCTGGCGGCGCTGAACGCCTCTGTACCGGCGCGGAGGCCGATGACAGGGGCTCTTCGTTTTCGGCTTCCTCTCTTATCCGAGGCGCACGCCGATTGATCTTTAGCGTGTCCTCAATAAACTCGAAGTAGTCGCCGCTGTCGGGCGAGTAGCCGTCAGCAACCGCCAGATTGTGAGCCGCCACCATCTTCTGGTAGAGGCGTGGATCGGTGACGCATTGGGGATGGCGGCGCACCCACTCAGCAGACTTGGCGGAAAGCTGCGACGCCAGAGCCTCGACCGGATCAGCGGGCGTCTGCTGCGCGGCCTGCTGGCTAGCCTGTGGGGGCGCGTTTTCCATCGCCGCGCGGCCCCTCTCCAGCTCCATAAAGCGCGCCGAGTTGATCGACATCGCCTCCTGTATCTCAGCTCCCCTGCTGTAGTCGCCAACTGACAGCGCCTCGGCGTAGGCTCGCTTTAAATTCTCGCTTGTGCCCTTCACCGTCTCAATGGCGTTGCGCACAAGCTGCAAATTGCTGTCGTGGACCTCGTTGTGAGCGTGATGAACCTGCTCACGGGCCATTCTAGCCTGCCGTTCAGCCTCAGAACGAGCAAGTTTTTCCTGTTCAAGCCTAAATTTGAGTTCTTTAATGCCATCCTCGGGCTCAACTTTGGCATTTTCTTCAATTTCCGGCTCTTTTTCGACAGCAGCCGCCATTTCTGGCGGGCTATTGTCCTTCTCAACTTCTACTTCAAGCTTTTCGTCGTTGTCTGACATGATAAACCTCAGTAAACATGATCGGGGTGGGCAATTCGGGCACGAACCGACATATCGTCGAGCATTCGGCAGAGTGTCCCGTTGACTGTGATGCTCCAGCCGTCTGCGGGGCGAAATACGACCCAGTCGCCCTCATTAATGTTAAGACCAGAGAACCATTCGCCGTCTTTATCAACGAACGCTGTTGGCCCCTTCCTCAAGATAAGACCAACTTTAGACTGGTAACGGTCCTCGTCGCGAGATTTGTCCGAAAGAAATAGACCACTCTGGGTCTGTTCAGGGCGAATATAAACCGCCACCAATACTTGCATGTTAAAGATTTCTATAGAAGAAGTGTCGCCAACTTGCTCAAGAAGAACCTTTTTTGGGTCTTTCTGGTGCAACATTGTAATACTAGACATTTTGTCTCCCCTCTTTACTACCGTCCCCGCTCCTTGCGGTCACAGTTCTCAATAGCTTGACTGAAAAGATCGTCGATTACTAGACGAAGTCCAGTAATAACCCCAACTTTTTGTTTGTATTCTGTGAAGTCATTGACACCTAAACCTGAAGACAAAGTGTCTGATCTTTCCTTTATTTGATTTTCTATCAGTTTTTGCAGCTCATGTGCAAAGAATGCGCTGTAAGTCTGCGCCATTGTCCCCTCCTTACAAAACTCGCCGGGAGAAAATCGCCCGGCGAGTTATTTGGCGAGTTATCGCTTGCCAGACTGAATGCTGGTTTTCTCTATCCGCCCAAGGCCGGAGCCGGAGCCCGCGTCCATGTCTTTGTAGGAGCGAAAGATTTTCCCCCCATCGCGGTACGTGGGAGCGCCCTTGCCGGCCTTAGCGATGTCGGTCTTCTGCAAACGACCCTCGGCCCCACCAGATCCAGCCTCCATGTCCTTGTAGGACTTGGCGACCTTGCTAATGCGACCGCCAGACTTGCGACCCATCGGAGGGCCAGGCATTTGCGGAGGCGGAGGCATGGGCATGGGCATGCCGCCGGGTGCGCCACCCATTGGCATGGGCATCCCGCCGGGGCCGCCCGGAAGCGGCACTGGGACGCCCGGAGGCGGCAAGGGCGGGCCACCGGGGGGCTGCATCATGTCGGGCGTTGCTGGCTTCCCAGCCCCAATGATGATGTTAATGTTTGTCTTACCTTTAGCGCGGCCTCCCGACTTGCGTGGCATTGGCATGCTTGGCTGCGGAAGAGCTGCGCCAGTCATTTGGGGCTGGCCGCCCATGCCGCCGAGAGCCTGCTGGGCCGCCTGAACAATTTGCGGAGAAACTTGGGGCATGCCCATAGCGCCGCCGTAGAATTTGCCCGGACGAGCCTTGCCGCCTTTCTTGTAGGGCGTGCCCTGCGCCCCACTACCGAAGTCCAGAGAGTTCTTCTTGACGATCTCCAGTCGCGGGTCGCCCATGACGCCGCCCATCATCTTGCCTGCGCGGCCACCGTGCTTGTAGTTGCTGGCCTTGCCGCGATGCGTCTCGGACGCTTCGGCCTGCTCAACTTGAATTTTCTTCTGACCGGCGAGCGTTGTGGCAACCTTGCCACCGTCTTTGCGCGCCTTAGCCTTGCCGCCATGCTTGCGATTGCGCATAAACGCTTCGGCCTCTTCGTCGCTCATGGTCGACTTGGCATCCAAGTCCGCCGGGCGACGGGGAGGCATGGGCGGGTTCTTCGGCATTTGGACGGGATTTGGAGGGGTACGTGCACCAGCCCCAATGCGGCGACGGGTTTCGGCGTCAACGGTGCCACCGTCTTCGCGCTTGGTACGGCCACCATTCTTGTGCTCTTTACCATCCTCGGCGCGTTCAGCCTTCTGACGCGCGTAATACTCCGGCGTGCCGGGATCAAGGTAGTCATCTTTGTCCGGCTTGGACATTTCATTTCCGCGCGGCGTCGTCATACCAAACTTGGTGCGACCACCCTCGGCTTTCGCCGCACGCCCACCCTTTTTCATGCCGCCGACGTGCTTGATGCCTTCGCGCTCCTCGTTGGCCGCCTTCACGTTGCGGTTAATCTTTGCCTTGGCATACTGAGCCGCCTCGGCCTTCTCGCTCTCAACCTTGCCGCCGGCCTTGCGCGCTTTGCGGCCAAGGTTAACAGGGCTAGGCGTGCCCACAACCTTGCCGCCCTTTTTGAACGCGCGGCGCGAGATCGGGCGCATGCCCGTCTTCACGTCCGCGTTGAGGGGCTCGCTGGGTGACCAGTCGGAGCTGTCAACCTTTTGGTCTTTCTCGCTTGCCAGCCTGCGGGCCTTGCTCTTCATCGCCTCGCGGGCCTTTTTTGCCATATCGTTCATTGTGTGCTCCTAGCTAGTTAACCGGGCGTCCCCGTTGCTGCCTGAATAGATAGTTTGGACAGCATCAAACTTCCTGCAATACTAACACGAGGGCGCAATATACTACATAACGCCATCTTTTACTGGCACTGTCATAGTCATCGCTAGTAAATGTTTCCGCCAACGGGGTAAGAAGCACCAACAGGCGCGTCCGTTACTACGTTAGAGCCAGTCGGCACCCGGCCACCTGTCCACGGAGACTCATTTAGGGGCCCAAAACACCGCGCCAATTGCACACCATTCACACGCTGTGACATTTTGACGCAAGGATAGGACCACATATTCGACATCCCGCCGCCTGGCAGCGCCGTCGTGGTAAACGTCCGGTGCACGGCTGGCTCCCGCTTCCATGTTGGGGCCTGCGGGTAGCTTTGGCGGGCTGAGAATAGGCTCCAGACGCTGTTCTTGCCCTTGGGCGCGTCGCATGAACCGTTCATCAGGTTCATGTCGGCAATGGATGGCCCAATCATCACCGGGCAGATCGCTACGCCCTCGCGGAACGTCACGCCATTGACAACGATGCTGCCGCCGGTTGGCTTTGCGCTGGACGCCGCGCATAGCGCGTACTCGCCCCGGCAGATCGCCAGTGCGGGCCCGGCGTGGGCGGGCGTGGCAAGGAAGAAGAGCAGGAAAGGAAGCGTCTCAGCGGCCTTGCGGGCCTTTTTGCCTATCTCGTACATTGCGTGCTCCTAGCTGGGTTTTTTGGCCTTGCTCGGCGACGAGCCAAGTTCCTTTGCGATCATCAGGGCATGATGTGAAACAGAACCTCCACGCCTGAAGCCGTATAGTGGCCGCTGCGCTTCGCCCCGCCGGATGCTGTCCATCATCCGATCATTGATCTCTTGAACCATGCGCTGCTCTTCAAACATCTTGCGCCATGTGTCGCGACCAGATTGATCTGTTGAGAACGGATGAGCTGTGATCGGAGGCTTTAGCGGGGCTTTCTTCGTGGCTCCCGGACGCTCCTGATTGTATTTTGCCAAAAGCATATCAGTTGCGTCTGGCGCTCCATACTGACGATGGATCAGAGGAACGTCTGCGTAATACTGGCCCGGCGTGTCGCCGCCGTAGGTGAAGTGGTCAAAGTATCTATTTGCCTCGGCTTGATGGAACATGCGCGGGTCGAGTTCGACCATGCGGCCTCCCATCATATTGCCCGGAGCCATCATAAACTTTTGGCTAGTCGCTGCAGCACGAAGCTGTCCAACTTCTGGAAAGCCCCTCTTCACCAAATCTGCTCGTTCCATCCCCTTAATAATAGCTCCGCGAGTTGTCCCAACAATGTCAGGATTATTCAGTAAAAACGCGCGAGCCTTGTCCATGTTTTCAAAGCCGGGGAAATTGGCGAGCTTGATACGCAGGGCTTCCTTTGCCTTTGGGT